CAGCCACGGCACCGGTCCATTTGGCCTCCACTTGAGCGAGCTCTGCGCGGGTCGCCGCCTCACGCTCGCGCCGGTCATAAGCGACATTGGCGCTGTGGGTTGCCAAATCGGCGATATAGCGGCCATCCGCTTCGCCGAACTCGTAGTCTTCCGGATTGGGTGCGTCTCCGGGCTTGCGAGTTGGCTCTTCCTTCGCAGGAGGAGCCTCCTTCCGATCGCGCTCATCGAGGCGACGGTTGGCTTCGGCAAGTTGGCGCTCAGTTTCGCGGAACTTGCCGGTTATTTCGGCGATTCGCTCCTCAACCGACGCACCCTTATCATCCGAAGTAGGAGTTTCCCCCGGATGATCATCGTCGGCTGATGGAGTTGCGGGCTCGCCGGTGCCCGAAACTGATTGACCATCGTCTTCGCCGTCGCCGTCGTCCAACGAGGACTCGAACGCGGCAAAATCATCGCCCGCCGCGGCAGTATCGGCTGCCGGGGCTGGCTCTGCGGCTAGCGCAGGAGCAGGAGCAGGGGCGGGGTGTCCCTCGCCATCGCGGATAAAGCGTCCTAGCCGCTGTTCGTTGGCGGTCATGCCCCCGAATGCTCCGCTGCTCATGAGAGCAGCCTTGGTATTGATGGTCATTGCGTCTTTCCCTTCTGTGCGCCTCTTGGGCGGTCGCTTGCGGAGCGAGAACCGGCGCTGCGGGGTTGATTGGTCTGAACTTTAGCAGATGCAGCGCGATCTGCCAAATCAATACTTTGCCGATGCTTTTCGTGGCCCTGCATGATAGAAAGCATATGGCTTTGCGCCCTTATTTCGGGGTCCATCTGTGCGTCGATCGCCGCCATTTCGGCCTTGGAGGCGGCAGCCTGTGCGTCGGACTGCGCTTTCTGAGCGTTCGCCTTGGCAGTTTCCGCATCCGCTTCGGCCTGTTGCGCCTTGGCGGTGGCGGTGGCCAGTTCGATCTGTCGCAGCTGGTTGGCTTGCTCCATCTGAGCCTGAGCCTCCTGCATCTGCATCATCTGCTGCATTTCTTCGGGGCTGGGCTGCTGCTGTCCGTCCTGCCCGTCCTGACCCTCGCCACCGGCGTCGTCGTTCGGGTCTTCCTGCGTGAGTTCCTTGGGCATGGCGCGCTTCATGCGCTCGGAAATCTCGTGCGCCCCCGGCCAGTCCATGTTCTTGGCAACTAGATCGCCGATAACCGACATCAGTTCCGGCGCGGTCTGGATAAGCTGGAGCATCGCTTCCTGCGACTCCTGCCGCTGGGTCATGAACGATGGCCCGGTGTCGATCACAACGTCGTACTTGCCGAACGTGATGTCGATCGAGTCGGGGCCGGTGCCGTTGATGGTCATCAGCTTGTGTTTGTCATCCTCGCCGATGATGCGAACGGTACGCATCGTGTCGTAGGCGATGGGGATAAGCTGGTTGATCACGTCGCCCGCTTCGAGGATGGCGCTGTTCAGGTTGTCGTGGTAGATAACCGTCGCGGCATCGCCCTCGGCCTTGCGGGCGTTGATAGCCTTGCCGCTGACCTCGTTGGACTGGATGCCAAGGCTGGCGTCGTGCAGCCCGGTCGTGTCCTTGATGTCCTGCTGGTTCATCTGCGCTTCTTGCAGGAGCGCGGCAGGGATAGCAGCCGGGTCCACCCGCTGCGGCGGCGTGGAGGCGTTCTTGTTGAAGATGAGCAGCGGGTCGCCAGTCTTATGCGCGTCGCGGAAGGCTTCTTCGCGGCCCTCAACAGCATCGCTCGAGGCGATCCACTGTGCCTTCGGTGCGAGAGCGATGGTTTCGGCCGCGACGCTGCGCCAGTAGTTCTTCAGTCGCTGGCTATCCTTGGCATACCGGACCAGCCCAAATCGCACCCGGTCTTCACCGACGCGGATGGTGCGGCCCTCGACCCGGATGATGGGGAGCCGCAGCAGCGGGATTTCGTAAGCCTCGCCGAGAATGGCGAACCCGGTTATCAGGTGCATACGCGCGTAAGTGCGCGTCGACTTACGTATACGCGGCTTCTGCGTGTCGGGATCGAGCCACAGCTTGTCGAGATACTCGTCCGGGTTCTTGCTGGTAACGTCTTGGACACTGCCGTCCATGAACAGGGCGAACAGGGCGGGCTTGTCGATAAGTTCCCAGAATTCGGTGATGCGAACGACGTCATTGGTGAACCAGCCCTGCGTCATCATGGTGCTGTCGGTCAGTTCGGACGGCGCTGGCTTGTTCGGGTAGGCCCGATCATACAGCTTGCGCGGCATGGTGTCGGTGACGAAGCAGTGCTTCGCATCCCGCCCGGTGCAGTCGACCGACATGCGGTCCCAAACCACGGCCAGCGGGTTGGGAATGGGGCGGATGAAGATATCCTGATCGAAGACGTCGTTGGACGAGTACTCGAGATCGACGCGGAAGTTGCCGATGCCGCAAGTCACCTGATCTTCACACGCGGCGTCGTACACGCGGTCAGCGCGCGAGAACATTTCGATGCTCTTGATCAGGCCGCTGCGGGTGTCGGCCACTTCCTGCGTACCGTCGCGGAATGGGCGGACCTTAATGCTGGTCTTGTTCATGCGGCGGTCGCCGATGACTTGACCGACGAACTGTGGCAGCACGTTGATCGTCAGGCAGGGGCGGTTCAGCGCCTCGCGCCCAGCCTTGACCTTGGGGTCCCACTGTTCGCCAGCGGCGAACTTCAGGTCTTCCAGCGCCCACTCGCGGTTCCGCTTATCGTACGCCGCGTCGTCCTCATAGGTCTCGCGGGCGTAAGTAAGGAAGTCCTCGGCAGTCTTGTAGCCTTCCGGGACGTACTTATCCATCGGATCATTGCCGGTCTTGTCACTGGGAGTAGCGCCGGAGGCCGGGGCCGAGCGAATGTCATTTGCCATTTGTTTCGTCTCCGTCTGCTTCTATAGCGGCGCGGTTGAACTCAATGCGCTCGTTGATAATTTCCATCTCAGCCCGCAGCGACGCTACGTTCTGTTCGAACCCCGGCAAGGGAGTCCCGTCGTGCTTTGTACGGGCGCGGACACGCCGGGCCAGAATTTCGACGCGTCGTTCATGGTGCGTACTCATAGTCCCATCCATCCCGTGCTTGAGTAGTTCCTCTCGGGCGATCGACGCCGCTTTTCTTCTTTGACATAGACCGGCTCAGCGAATGTGAGGGCCACCGCGTCCCAAACGTCGGGTGAGCGGACGCCCCGCTTCCGCATGGACTCTTTCGACTCGAGCACAAGGCGCTGCGCGCTGTCGTACTTGTAGGTCGGGCCGACCGCATCGCTCTGGAACATGCTGTCGTCGGGCAGATCCACGCCCAGGGGGTCGTCCAGCCACTCCTTGGAGCGCATCCACATTTCGGCACGGCGATTTTTCGGCCCCGGCGTCTTCGTGCCGTCGTCCAAGATCAGCACGGGCTCCATCGGCTCGCCGCCGAAGTTCACGCCGCAGACAATTCGGTCGTACTTCTCGCCAAATGAGCAGAGCAGGTCGTAGATGCCGGCTCCAAGACCGCCCGCGTCCACGAAAACCCGCGCCGGGTCGTCTTGGTCGATGATTTGCTTGATCCTGTTGGCCCCTTGGACGATATCGATCTTGTCGATGGTCTCTTTCTTGAGGATTTTGCGGCCCTTGCGCCACACAATCGCGAAAAGGTCGTCCCCGAAGCGACTGGGGTCCACGCCGATGACCAGCGGACCCATCGGGTCGTCGATGGTGTTCTTCCGAGCGCGCAATACAGCGGTACTTTTGATGTAGCTGTCGTGCCCGGTGGCCTGGAATGCCTCTTCCGCAGTGGCCGGGTACTCCTGCATGAAGAGCATCGGGTCCTTGAGTTCAGCAATCTTGGCGCGTCGCCAGTTCATCTGCTCGTTATCAAGACCATGAAGGTGCGCGTACTCTGCCTCAGAAACTTCCTCACCCTGCATCTTGTCCGTGCGGAGATAAAAGCCTTCCGGGACTGCGCGCCGGTAGCCGGACTCCCAGTACCATGGGGAGAAAATAGCGATATAATCACCAATACCGGCCTCAGCCTGTTGCCATCTTTCATAGAACTCTCCTACGATGCCGTTGGCGGTGCTTTCGAGGATGATCTCGGTGCCGGGCAGGTCTGGAATGGCCTGACCGACGCCCGCGAAGTGGTCGGCCGCATTGGGCCAGAAGGCGACCTCGCTTCCGTGGAACAGCTGGACTGTCTTGGAGCGACCCACCGCCTTCTGGCCCGCAGTCGCGACTGAATACCCACTATCGAGGCGATCGAACAGGAGTTCCTTTGCGTTCGCAGCGCCCGTGTGCGGCTTCAGTGGCGAGTGTTCATGGTAGCGAGCGACCATGTTGAACAAGTTGTCGGTCGCAGCTTGCTCGTGCGTGAGAATGAACACGCCGACTCCGTGGTTCAGGCTGGCCCGGTGATAGAACCGTCCGCCGACATAGGTGCTGAAGCCCTGTTGCCGCGCCTTGAGGATTAGCGCCCGAACCTTGCCGGTCCTGCGCCGCTGGTCCTCAAGGCGCTCGTGAACGTATAGCTGCGCCCGGTTCAGCTGAAGCGGAACGATGTTCCCGCTCTTGGTCTTGATCTTCAAGCATACCCCGGCGTACCGCGCGAAGTCGTCGCGCAGTTCCTGTAGAAACTTCAGCTGTTCGAGTTCGTTCATGTCACTGCTGCGGGTTGTTCGCGCCGTGCAGAATGCTGGCGACCCAGTTGAAGATGCTGGCCGGGTGCCACGCCATCGCGTTGCCTCCGCCGGGGTGAACAACCTGACCGCCGCGAACGTTGTCGCCTTCGGTCGACTGGCCGGTGACTGTCTGCTGCGGCCGATGCTCTTGGCGGTGCCGCTCCCAGTCCACTGCGGCCTGAGCGCTGGGGAACCCGGCTGCGCGGGCCTGTCGTTCTTGAGCGGCTGTCCAACCGGCGTGTTCTGCGTCGCTCATCGCGCCCATGCCCGAATCGTACCCGCTGATTGGCGCGGGCTGCGGGGCTGCTAGTCCAGGGTCGCTCATCTGCCCCATGCCACGCTGATGGTAGGCTGCCTGCTCCTGACTCGGCGCGCGGCCGAACGCCTGAGCCATGTTGCCCATCATGTTGTTGTGATCGAGCATATTACCGCCGACTTTGCTTGCCAGCGCGGCGACCGGGTTTAGCATCTGCAAAAGGCCCATCGTAAGTCTCCTAGTTTATTTCTTCGGGCCGCAGCCCCGTGGCGTCTTCAATCTGCACTTGCTCGCGCGCCGCTTCCAGCGTTTCCATGCCGATGGCGAACGCGGCCTGACCGACGGAAAGTTCTTCCTTGCTGGCCAGCTTGGCGAGGAGCGTCTCCAGTGGGAGGGCCGCGCTGCTCTCCGCGCTCTCTTTGGGAATTAGGCGCGCCCACACGCGGTAGAACTCGGTAGGGTTCTCGCGCCCCCACACTACTAGCGCGGGTACGCCGCCCATAAGGTCGAACGCCATCGCGAGATTGTCGCGGGCTGCTGCTGTCACCTTCGGAGATTGGCTGCCTCCCTTGCGGCCATCGGTTACTGAGCGGGACTCCATGCGGGAACGCTCAGCTTCAACGAGGGCTTGGAAGTCGCTCTGTCCCTCGGCAGCCTTGCTGGCCATTTCAAGAGTCTTCGTTTCGCGGTGCGTGGCGCGCCGTTTAGCTAGGCGAGCCTCGTGGGCTTCGCGCTCTGCCTTTGTCTTGAAAGTTTTCCGGGGTCTCGCCATCTTCGCTCGCCTATTCAATGGAGAATTTCATTCTTCGAATATTTGCCGACTGTCAATCGGAGATTTCTTCGCTGGCTCCGATGCTGGGGTATCATCAAGGCCGCACCCGCCCGCGTTCAACCGTCCCCCGGCACCCAACCGCGTCGTCCCGTCGCCGACGTCGCCCCGTCGTGGTTAAGGGAGAGGGTTAACGAAGACACGGAGTCTGTTAACCATCTGCATTAACCGAGTCGCGTCGCCACTCCGTAACAATGTCGTTAACCACAGTCAGCATCGCAGCATCGCAGTCGTTAACCAGACTCAGTAACTCAATGTCTTAGCCGCTTCGCCGCTTCGGGCTCGGCTGGCGCAGGGTTTACCTTACTTGGTAACGGGATGGCAAGCATGTTGATTAACTACAGATCGCAGCCGCGTAGACCGCTGTAATTGGGGGATATTTACAGCAGCCGCGTAGAAGCGAAGCCATCTGTAAAGCCTCGTTAACCACGCAAGCCCTTGTAAAGACACGCAAAATGAGTCCTTAAAATACAGATAACACTTCTTTTACTTAACTTAAAGGGTAAACAGTGGTAACTATATTAGTTAAGGGGATTAACTTAAACCCCTTGTTAACGATAGTTGCTAAGGTTAGCCCTAACTGGGTTGGCAAATACCTGCCATCTGTAAACGGCGCAAAACCGCCATTGTTCCTTAAGGAGTGAGTAACCATGAGCCTTAACGCTTTAGAAATGGACGTAGTTCTGCGCGCCGCAACCGCGCTGCGCAGCCACGGAGAAACTGAGTTAGCAGACGAACTTAACGCAATCTTACTTAGCGCCAGCCACGCCAAGGCAGCAGTCGCCCAGCATCGCGCAACCGGCAAAGCCGGGCGACCAAAGGCCAGCTATTCCATTGAACTTGAACCGGGCTGGCAAGTGGCCGCGCAGGGCATGGCCGCTGCGACCGCTACAGTTAAGGAGACGTTAACTCTGCACGGGGTACGCGGCGCGCCCAGCCAAGGCAGCCTAGCGGTGAGCCTTAGCCGCAACGGGCTTTGGCAGCGCACCTTTGAAACGGACAACGGCATGGCGACGCTAACTGTGCGCCCAGCAGCCAAATCGCCCGCAGCGTCCGTTTAAGCGAGTTCTAGCGCGATTGTCATGGGCTGTGCGGCTACCCTAGCCGGACTCCCCACTTTACAGATCCCTTGGCGATTTGGGGTTTGGCGCAATCCGCAACCCCGCAGAAAACCGCCATTCGTACCCGAGCGGTTAGAAACGGGGTGACGGTATTCTTTACAGCCGCAGTGGCAGAAAACCGCCATTGTGTCGACTACAGCTGTAAATCTTGTAAGAATTCTTTACAGTACGCGTCTACGCAAGGATCGTGCCAACCGCAGATTTCCGCCACTTTGCGGACGGGGGCGAGTTTGGCACGGTCCTTGCTATTACGTAGGCGGGCTGGGCCATGGTGGCTAGGCCAGTGACGGAGTTGGATTCAGGCACCCGGAACGCCGACTGTAGGCAGGGGTGGTAGGCAAGTGGCACTGGGCGCTGGACCCCTGTAGTGCGCGACTTGTAATGGCCGGGACCTTGAGCATCCCCGGCAAGGCCAAGCGATAGTTTGGCGCGGTGCGCAACGGCGCGCGGTCAGCCTTAGGGCAGGGGCCGTGGCAGCGGGGCGCACTTGGTTATCAACTCCTTAAAGCACTGCGCGCCTTGGCCTAGCCGGGGCGCGCCGTTGCTGTGGCCCCTGCCCTACAGTGTGCTGCGCAACCCGCGCGGCACAGCACTAGGGCAGGAGTTAAACTCATGGTTACTAATCTATTAAACGAACTGGTTTGCGCAGCAAGTGGCGCGGACTGCGATGCTTTGCTGGCATGGTACAAGCTGGACGCAGCGACCGACATGGCCACGCTGCGCGCATGCGCCCACTGGGCAGCTTGCACCGACGAGCAGCAAAACGAAATCGCCGGGGCGCTGGGCATTAGCCAAGCGGTTGCCGACGATGCGCTGTGGCCCACCTATGCCGCGCCTAACGCGGTTCGGGCCGACTATAAAGCAGCACTGGACCGGGCCTATACCCGACTCGCCTAACTGCATGGCAGGGGCCACAGCAGCGTTTTGCTGCGGCATAGGAGTATGAAACATGACCAAGACCAACAAAGCGACCAAGACCGCCAGCGCCAACGCCAAGGCAGCAGCCAAGGCACAGCCGGTCACCGCTGCCGAAGCAAAGGCAATATTCCCCGGCAAAACTACGCGCCGCGATATTGATGCAGCTACGGCGGCGGACCTTCGCAAGATCGCCGCCGAAACTGGCGCGCCCCGTGCCATGGCATCGGAAGCGCAACTGGCTCGCGGCATCAGGGGTGGCCAAGCCCCGCACAGTGCCAAGGCGCTGAGCGATGCAGCTGCCAAGCGCAACACTGCCAAGACCGCCAACAAGGCGGACGCGGTTGTGGCCAAGGGCAAGGCCAAGGCGGACGCAAAGGCTGACAAGCCCGCGCGCCAGTCGTGGACCGAGAACCGCAAGTACAAGGCCACGTTCAAGGCCAGCGAGATCGTTGCGCGCGAAGGTACGTGGCGGCGCGCGATGCTCGAATGCGTGGTGGCCAATACCACGACCGATGCGGCGAACGCTTGCTGCGCCAAGAACCGCGAATACGGCCAGTCGCACAAGATCGATTGGCGCTGGCTCGCAAAGGAAGGCTACATCAGCATCTAATGCCCCCACTGCCCCGGTTAAGTCGCCGGGGCAGCATTGGCACTAGAGCCTAACAGGAGATGACCATGATTGACCTAACCAAACGCCCGACTGTGCGCGTTGTTACCGAAGTCGAATTTGTGCCTCTGGGCTGCGTAGTGGCGATCTGCCATGCGCTGGACATGGCGCGCAATGCGGACGGGACCACGCTGTCGCACAAACAGATGCAGAACGCTGCGCGCGCTGCACTGGTGATGCAGGGTATTACCGATTGATATGCCCCCACTGCTCCGGCTTATACGCCGGGGCAGCATTGGCAAATCACTGCCTTATACGGAGATGACCATGATTATACTGTCAACCGACGCATGCTGCTCCAGCTGCGGAACAGAAGCCCCGGCTGGCTGCGCGCACCTTGGCCGCAAGGGCTGGACGTGCGCAGTCTGCGGAGAACCGGCAACCAATAGGCTGTCAGTGCTGGGCATTGTCGTCGCAAGCGTCAGACATTGCCTCGGAATGCTCGCGTGGGAGCATCGCATCGGCAGCATGTCCCGTTATCCATGGGTCCGCCTTTGGGCGCGGCTGCGCGGCTAGAGAACCGACGCTTGTGCGTCACCCCTTAACAGGGTAAAACCGCTCATCAACCGAGGAGGGTTAAGTGAATATTAAGACTCCCAAAGACTGGGACAGCCAAGTGGCAGAGCGGGCGAACACTATGCCCCGCGAAGCGCTGGCGAACGTCCTCATGGCCCTTATGCCGCGCGTAGCGGTACAGACCCGCGCCCCCGTGCGCGTGGACACAAGTGGCCGCATGCTGCCGAACGACACTGGGCCGGTCGGGCAAT